TCGTCAAAGTTCTTGCTCCACGCCTCGCTGATTCGGGTGTATTTGCCTTCTGCCGTTTCCTGCATTAGAATCCCCTAGTTGGCGTGTAGCGAATCTTTGAATTGGTAATGACAAAATCAACGGGTGCGGTAAGAGAAATTTCAATGACACCGAGACGGGCCATGCCTAGGCCTAGCCATTGGCAGAGATAGTTGTATTCGCCCGTCTTGCCCATGAACGCATCGTCAAGGGCCTGCCACGTATTGCCCCCGTCCGCACTGAACCTAGCCATCACCGCAGGGTTGTAGCCTGCGTTGTCGGGAACCTGCCCAGTGTGGTCTACGCTCATGTCATTGAACGGATTCACCTGCTCGGTAGTACCTACGTTGCACTCAATTCGGAACTCGTTCACGATAAAGTTCGCCAAGTCCGAAGTGATAATCGGGCTTCTGCGTAGTCTGCGGATAGGCCTCCCGTCCCATTCGGTATGCTTGTTCGGTACAACCTTCATCAAGCAGTTGTTCTGGTAGTTTCCTAGATACACCTGCCCGTTGAACTGATGGGCGAATACTGGGAACCAAAAATGGTCTATGTCAAGAAGCGCATCCCTTGTGCTGCGGTTATGCCACGTTCCCGTGTCAAAATCGTACACGAAGGTCTTGTCCGAAGAAGGGAACGTGATGACGTAGAAATGGTGGCCTGCGTAGTTGTATCCGAAACCGAAGGCATCGTCCGTCTTGCGCATACCCTGTATTTCCCTGTCAAGGGCGAACGTGGAAATCTTTTTCGGTTTCCCGTCAAGAGCAACGCTCCAAATCCCGTTATGCCCGTCATCACCGCTGCCGAGCCAACAAAGTTCGTTCTCGGTCTTTGCCAAGGATTGAGGTGCTGCGATGCCGATGTTGTTCCCCATGAACGTACTGCGCAACTGGTATTCGGAATCGTCCATGGTGAGGATGGCGTAGCTGCGCTCACCGAACACGAACAACGTGCCGTTGTTGATTGCCTCCATTGCGAGAACCTTGTCACCAGTATCGGACAACGGGGTGTAGAACATGTACGCTCCCCTGTCATCCTTCCATCCCCATTCGTTAGCGGGTACATCCTTGTACTTGGGTGTGTACCCGTCATTTTCGTATTGGATGTTCCCGTTCACGTCAAGGTCATAGACCTTAATCGTCCCGCCTTGGAAAGCCCCGACACGGGAAATGAACACCTGCCCGTAGTCCGCATCGTTAATCAAGATGCGGGACTTCATTTCAACGATGTGCGTTGAACGTGCGGGAGTGACGTTCAGTTGAGGATTGGAGTTCTGGTTGTTCGGGTTGTAAGGGTTGATTGGGTTCTGTATGAAGGACAATCTTGCACTTGAATCCGATTCAAGCGTTCCGCAGACAATCGTGTTCGTGGAATTGTTGGCGATGCACAACTGCGAGTTCACGCCTCCCGATTCCGCAAAACGTACTGGTTGGTTGGTAGCACCCAAGGAACCTATCTTGATGCAGTCATCCGCTCCCATGCGGGGCTTGATTCTCCATAGGTTGTTGTCAAATACCGCATAGAGGTACGGGACACCATCGGGACTTGAGGAACTTGCATACATGCCCCTGCATCCGACACCGAACGTAAAATCATCGCTCGGGGTCTTTGATGCGGTATTGGGGCCGAAATACATGACCGCCTCGTTCCCGTCAATGCTTTTTAGAATCTTGCTTGTATAGCCTTCATTGTCCGCTGCGATTGGTTCAACGAACATGTTGAGGCTGATTTCGGGAGAAACAACCTTGAACTTTCCTTCGTAGGAACTTCCTACGATTGATTGGAGTACAACGCCATTGTTCTCGCTCATTACCAACCCCTAGGAGAAAGAATGTTGTACCACGGGTTCGCATCCGATTCGGAGTAAAGAATCTGGTGGTCATCCTTGTTCCTGTCCATAATCTTGTTCAAGATGTCATCCTTCTCCGCAATGAGAACCGCCAAGTCCTTCTCGGGCAACTTGTACTTTCTCGCTATGCGGATTGCTAGGGTGACGATGAATAGCTGCGTGTATTCTGGAGGCGCATCAAGGTCATCGTTAATCGTGACCTCGGGCAATTTCCTATTGTACACGATTCGGATGTCACGGACGGAAGGCCTGTTGAGGTAGAGGAATCCTGCATTTGCAGCACGCTGATACGTCCCGCATGCGGGAACGGCAGGCACGTTGAGGATGTAGGGAGTTATTGCACCGAAACCGACAACCTGTATCGGTTGCCAGTGCAGTCCGTTCTTGTACGAGATTTGGAGAATCTTTACGGGAGGTTCGTCATCAACGATTTTCGGGTTAGTGCCGAACCCGTCCTTGGGTGCGGGAGGTTCCCCCTCGCCCTTGAAAAATTCGTAAATCTGGAATCCCGCTTCAAGGGTCTTTACGTCCTGCGAGTACGGGAGGTAGTTGTCAAGGTTGTAATTTGCGATGACTTGGTTGAGGAAGGCCACCGCCTCGGTAGCCCTGTTGCCGTTAGGCTCACCCACGTCTGCGAGAACGCCCGAGTATCGGTAAGCCTGCGAAATTATGTCCTTGATTGTTGCCATAAATTTACCGAAAAAATTTTGTGTTCCCCCTATATTTTACACCACGAAGAATGTATATTTATTTTAACGGCACTCATTGGAGGCTAACATGCAGACTTTCATCATCGGCTACATTGCCGACAAAGCGGGTTGTGGGGCGTACAGATTCCGTAACCTTGCGCAGTACATCAACGGCATCAAGGATTCAAAGTACAGGTTCCTTGAACCCCCGTTTGAAATATCCGATTCGCTGATTCTAGCCAACACCGCTGCAATCGTTTTCAAGAACGATGCAAGCCAGACTACAATTGACCTTATCAAGCACTACAAGGACTTGAGGGAAAAGAACAAGTTCAAGTACAACCTCGTAATGGACTTTGATGACCTGCCGTTCAAGGTAGGTGACGGGGGTGCGGGTGACGTGGTTGACGAGAATATGCGCAAGGCCCTTGACTTGATGCACGAACTTGCAAAGCAGATGGATTTCTGCACCGCATCCACCCGATACCTCGCAGAAGAACTTGAGAAGCACGGGTTGGAGAAAGTCAAGGTCATCCCGAACGTCATTGCACGCTACCTATGGGGATACCCCACGCACAAGTTGTCAAGGAAGCCGCTTATCGTATACCCCGCATCCATGAGCCATTACGGGCATCGTGGAGCGGTCACGGACGTTTCCGAAAAGTGGCTCACGTTCCTCAAGATTGGGATTGAGCAGGACTTGTTTGATTTCATGGTGTTCGGGGATTCTGGGCAGAAGGAAGATTTCTTCGGCAAGAAACTCGGGAAGAAAATCGGAAACATGCAGTGGTCGCACGTCATTAGCTACCCGTCCGTCATGCGCTGCATCAATCCCGATTTCGTCATCGCTCCACTTGCGGACGTTGCCTTCAACAAGGCAAAGTCAAACGTGAAGATGCTTGAAGCCGCTGCCATCGGTGCGGTATTCATCGGTGAAGTCTTTGAAGGTTCCCCGTATGAAGGCATCCTTGACTGCCAGAAGGTGACGAAAGACGATACCCCAAAGACGATAATGGAAAAATTCAAGTTCCTCGCAAAACCCGAGAACTACTACGCAGTTCAGAAGGCGCAGGGCGAGTTCATTTCGGAATTTGACCTCTACACCGAAAGCAGGCGTTACATAGGCTACTATTTTGATGTAATGTCGGGCAAAAAGTAGTTGAGAGTAGTCTGGAAATAGTATTCTATAAGTAGGTTTTGCGCAGGGATTTTTGAGCATAGGCGGTAGTTTAATGCGCTAGAACGCACCCGATTTATGCGCATAGGTCGGGTGAGAAGAAGGTGAGAAGCCTTCCCGCCTGTTTGATTTTGAACTCCATCTCTTACGAAAAAAGGCCCTCCCGAACGGGAGGGTCTTTCCAATCTTGGGCAGACTATCCAAGATTAAAGTTTGATGACGAGCAGGCGAGAACGTCTGCCATCAATCATCTGCGAGATGTACGGGACATCCGCACG